CCCCGATTCCTTGGACGTGCAGGGCCAGATTGTGCTTCTCCGCCGAAGGCTCGCCTTTTTGGAATCTGACTACGAACACCGTATGGTGGGGAACGTCGGGCTCCTCCGGGGTGCCCAGCCCCATCCCGGACGCCTCGTCAGACAGGGACCGGTCGCCGACCCAAACTGTGTAGGAGCCCAGCGTCCCGGTCATGCCGATGTTCACGCCGCCGGGGTCGCTTGGCTTTGCCTCCGTGACGCCCACCACCTCGCCGCCGTTCAAAAAGTGGACGCGCTCGCCCGTCAGCCTGCCGCCCTGCCTGTCCAGCACGTCCACGAACAGGTTGACCTTGCCTTGCGCCTGCTGCGGATCCTGCCATTCCACCGACAGGAGCCTGTATTTGGCTCCCGGCTTCTGCGCGACCGTGATGAAGTCCTCGATCCTTGGGTCTATGTCCACGTCTCCTCCTCCCCCGTTCGGAACCGCGTCGGGATAGTCCCGTTCCAGGTCCGCGATGGTCCCCCAGTATCGATCCACGCACACCGGCACGGGCGCAAACGGCTCGATCTTCTTGCCGCACCCGCGCTGCCACCATTCCCACGCCGAAAATGCCTTCGGTAGGCGGGGTTTCTTTCCGCCGCTGCAATCGGAAACCCACAGCTTGCGGCCCTCGGCCTCCCAGGGCGGCGTCCCGCGCGGGTCCAGCCACCATGCCCCGGTGTACACGTCGCACAGCCGCCCGCGCTTCGCCCGCCAGTCCGCGAAGTTGATGTCCGCGTATCTCAGGAACAGGTTGCATTTCTCAAGCGTCAGGTCGGGGGCCTCAAAGTCCCCAAAGATGGCGACGGGGTCCCGGTCCCCCACGGCCCTGCGGAACGCCGCTGCCTGCCCATCCACGTCAGGCAGCAGGTAGTGCCATGCCGTCCGCTTCATGCCCGCTTGGCCCGCCAGGTTCCACCACCGGGCGAAATTCGGGTCCGCGCGGTCGCCCTCAGACGCTTTGACGTGCGCCACCAGGTAGCCGTCGGCCTTTGCGGCCCTCAGATTGTCCAGCGTGAGCCCGGCTTGGAATCCGCTTAGGAAGAAGCTCTTGACCTTGGTTTGCGGCTGAGGGGCTTGCTTGTCCCGGACGTAGGCCGCCAGCACGTCGGCGCACGGCTCGTCCACCTCGTAGGTTTTCCATTTCTGCTGCGCGCTGGCAGTGAAGACCGTGATGCAGACCGTCCGCCCGTCGGCGATCATGGCGTCGTCAAGGGGAGCAAGCTGCGTGTGGACGTACCAGCGGGGATCGTTGTTGACCGTTTTCCAGCCGCCGCGCTCGCCTATCAGCAGCCTGTCGATCCCGGCTTCGGTCATCGCCAGCGGCGGGTATTCGATCCCCAAGGCGTCCAGCCCGTCCATGACCATGACGGCCCGCCCGGCGTGCCACTTGAAAGCGTCCATCACGCCGGGATACCCGTACCCATGATATGACCATAGCCCGTGATGTCGCTTGGCCGCTGGCATCGATTCGCTGAAAAGCTGTTCCAAGTGTTCCGGTTCCGGGTGGCCTACGCCCAGGCACATGATCACGACCTTGATCCCCCGCCGCTCCCACATGATCTTGGCGAACTCGGCCTCGTGGGCGTTCAGGGCCTCCCTCCCCGCGCGCGTGCGCAGTATCCCCGCGTTGGAGGGCTCGTTCATTGACTCCACGTAGTATCTCCGCCCGGACAGCCATGGCCTGGCGTCCAGCAAGGGCTTGATCCGCCTGTACCTTTCCAGCGCCCCCGCCTTGCCCTTCATCACCTCGGCCCTGGCAGTTGCCTCGTCCTCATAGAATCTGAGAATCCAGATCACGTCAAGATCGGGCAGCGGCGGGGCCTCGCCGGGATCCATGAGCTTTGCCCACGTCGCCCCGCTCGTCTCGAAGAACCGCCGCGCCCACGGCGGCAGGCCCATCTGGAAGTGGCATGTCAGAAGGCTTTCTGTCGTCATTATCCGCACTAGTCCGGCCCGACCGATGCGTGGTAATGCAACCACGGCCTGAACTGTCGGTACATGAACGAATTGCCTCGATTGATGCGATCTATCTGCAAGACGGCGCCCGGCGTTCCGATAGACCCATTGTTCTTGACGATGATGAGTACCAATGGCATCTGTCCGGAATATATCGTGCCCATGTTCAAGCTGAGCGTCTTCTCGATTGTCTCCTTAATCGTGCTGTACTCGGACGATTCCGTGGACAGCAGGTTGCGGTGCACGTGATGGATGATGATGCCCTTGTAATAACCGACGTTCGTAAACGAGGATACCTCGCAGTTTCCGCCCGTCCCCAGCTCCGCCGTGAGAGCTTTTGACCACCAGCCTCCTCCGGAGTCTGCATTCCAAAACCATCCGGCCCGGAAAATAATCTGCGTGGAAGGCGGGCACGTCGGCGAGGCGTTTCCCCAGTATTCCGATTTTGACGGCTCATGGCGGTCCCTGTGGCTGGAACGCTTCGTCGCATATTCCATCCGGTTTATTCGCTGCCTGATCGCCAGCGGAAGCCCTGACCTGTCGTCCCACATTGAGCTCATTCGACGGTTTCCTTCCTGGTCCACAGCTCGGCCTTGCCCATGATCTCCTCCTCGTTTTTGCCGTCGATCCGACCCGCGACTTCCGTAATGCGCACGTCGTAGGTGTTCCCCCAGAGGACTGCCGTGCAAAGGTCCCCGAGGTCCCAATCCCGTCGGTAGAGATTGCCAGCCGTCTGTAGCGGGGTGAACGTGACTTCCACGACTTCCCCGTTGTCCATCAGGGCCTGGGCCAATTGCCCGGACACGGCTTCCTCAGATTTTACGTCGCGGAGATCGATGAACATTTCCCGCCGCCTGTAGGGGCTTGCGGAAAGCGTATCCGGATCAGAATCGGCGTAGATCAGTCTTTCCTCGTTGCCTCCCTCCCAACCGCCGTAGACATCAGTCACCAAATTCCGGCGCCCGATGTGCAGCTTGGGATCGAGCATGTTTCCCATGTCTTTTGAAAAGATTGTCGGGTGGTCGCTGTGCCCCAACCGCCGATCTGTGCCGTAATACGGTGAATAAGTGCGGAACTCGAATCCGCCGTCAACTCTCACAACTCCGAAGTCAGTCTGCCCCCGCTCCCCGGAAAGGTCTCGTACTGCTTCCAGGAGGCGCGGATACCGATCCTCGTAGCAGTCCCACGCACCCTTGCTTGACATGCCCTGGACACTGAAATTGGAAAACTGGCGGTTCGCGTCCGCCGCAACGCCCATGCTTTCCGACACCATCGTCTTCATCACATCGTCCGCCGCCCCGTGCATCCACCACACGTCGTAGCGGGCCAGCATTTCATCCCCGCCGTCACCGTAGGGATCCGGATTCAGGACTTCCTTCGGCGGGGTCAGCAAGGGCTGGTCCAGGAGCCATTCTGGCGATAGTCCGAGGGCCGACCAGTAATGCTCATCTACCTCCCCAGATGTTTCCCATTCGCTCTCGTCCAGGTAGAACCCGTAGTATTCCTCATACCATGAGTCTCCGTGGTTCCGCATGAGCTTAACGCCGTAATGCGGTTTGAAAACATCTTTTGTGTTCGTCTCAGCCACCAGCGTCAGGGCAAAGATACCGGGTTCATTAAGCCTGTGCTGCCAGGCGAATGATAGCATGTCGTCGCCGGTCAGGAGTCTGATCGCGTTCCCCTCGTAGTCGCATAGCCACAGTTCATATTTTGCAAATTCAGGCATCCGCCGTCCATTCCATTTCTATAGCGAGCAACCCCATTGCACTATTGTAACTGTCGCCAACTCCGTCCCGGTTTAATTTCACCGCAAGGACATTTCCTTCTGCCACGGCAATTCCAGCCACGATCTGGTCGCGGTAGAAGGACGTGTTCACCCTGGCTTGCTGGTCAACATTAACCGAACCGTTGCCAGTCGTGGGGGATATGCCATCCGGCCCGTACCAAATGTCATATTCCCATGTGCAATTCTCCACGCCTGCCCCGGCTCCATTTATAGTTGGGAAATTCCAGGCGTAAATGTTTAAGTTCCCGACAAGCCCCGTCGGGGCCATGAAATATGCCCAAACCGCCTTGTCGGCGGCGTCGGCGAACTCCCAATGGTCGAAGCTGGCCCCCGCCACCCAAGACGCCGGGTTCGTGGAATCCGGTTCAAGCTGCCCGGCCCCCTTCGTCTCGTAGCGAGTCCTGTCCGGCACCTTGGCGGGTGTCACGGCCCCCTCGGCATACTGGTCCGTATCTATCCCTGCTGCGGGCCAGTCCGTGCTGAAAGCGCAATACGTCCGGTCGTCAGTCAGCGTGATAGTTCCCGTGTCGGAGACCAGTGCGGTCGCCAGCGGAACTTCCCAGATAGAACCTGCGGCCTGCGTCAATGATGGGATGGCGGGAGAAGCCGCCGCCACGCCGGAGACGCGGGCGATGCGCACCTGCTGGGCGCTCCACGTCCGGCGCAGCACGATACGGTCATAGCGCGAATTTCCCGCCGACGGCGTTGGAACGCTAACGGTCACAGCCTCGCTGTTCTCGTAGAACATGCCGTATACGAAAGCAGATCCCGTGTCCACGGACACGGGCGATGAATTTCCCGTGACGGCCAGATCATTGTTCCAATTCTTTAGGATGCCGCGATCTCCCGTGGTGTTGAACAGCGCCCTAAAAAACCTGTCCATGAGATCAACTTGCGTGTAGGGTCCGCTGTCCCCGACAGCTGTCCCTTCCCAAAAAAGCGATCTTTGTGTCATGTTAATTGTCCGCCGGATATGAAAATTCTACCGCGTAAACGTAGGTCATGTCGGGATCCGTGTCACTTACATTCGTCCCATCCCTACTGACGCTTATGTGAATGATGTCGCCAGCAGAAAATGCAGTCGCGAAAATGCTGTCCTGATATGCGGCCCTGATGTCCCGGCCGGTCTGGATAATGGTTTTCGTCCCGCTCGTATTCACCCACGCGGCACCCGGCTGCGCTTTGTAAAAGGAATAATCCCACACGACGCCGCCCGCACCGGTGTGGTAATGGTCAGGAACGTTCCAGACATTGAAATTGAAGGTGCCTCCGATGAAATCTTCCGGAATCCTGAACGTCGCCCACAACGTGTTTACGGCGCTGCTGCTGAACAGCCACGCCGAATGCCGAGGATATACCCAGAAGGCATTGCTCCACGTCGGAGGATTGGTGGCGTCCGGCTTGAGGCACCCAGCCCCCAGGATGAGTTGGCGGGTTTGGTTTTCCAGAATACCCGTCGTTATGGCGTCTGCCGCTATCGCCGCCGCCTCGACGCTTGCAATGCCCCTATCGCTGCTGAACATACAGTATTCACGCTGATCCGTGATTAGTGTGATAACGCCAGCGGCGGTCACGACCAGCGCCAGCGGGATGTCATAGGTCACGCCGGGGTTCTGGACTAATGCAGCCACCTGCGCCAGGCGGCAGGTCTGAGCCGCCCACGAACAGCGCACGACGACGTGGACAGTGCTGTTGTTGGGCAACGCCACCGTCTCGACGGCGTCCGATTCGTAGAAATATCCGTAAACCAGGGCACCCCCGGTGTCTACGGAGGCGTTGAGCCCGCCCCCGTCCGTGACCTCCAATTCGTTCAGCCACCCGTAGAGGACACCCAGGTTGTTTTTGGAATTGAATATCGCCCGAAACATCGTCTCTGTGAGGTCATCGGAGCCATAAGGCCCCCCGTCCCCCGTCGTCCCGTCCCAAGGCAAGCTCAGTTCAGCCATCACAAATATCCCGTGTATGCGATTTCCAGCCCGGCCACGATCACGTCGCCGCCGGATTGCCCATAGTTCTCAACGAAACAATGAATCAGAGAATCTGCCGTTATGACGCTTCCTGTGGCGGGCGGCATGTTAAGTCCAATCAAGAGCATTCTGTTCATCGTCCCCGGTGCGCCATAGTCTTGGGCCGCATAGCGATAACCACTATAAAGGAGGCCAGTCCAGTAAGGGTTCACGAGTCTGTTGCCGCCATAATAGCTGCCGTTCGTTACTTGTATGCCCCCATAGAAATAAGCGGACACGGTCGCAGCCCCCGAATCGCTCAGCCACCAGACGTATATCTCCAGATCGCCGGACGCATAGTCGTCCGGCACCTTGAAAACGGTCTGCACCCCCCGGTCATACGTCGTGTGCAGCCATCCCTCCTGGGAAAGGACCGTGGCTCCCCACGTGGGTGCGGAATTGGTGACGATGTAGGCGCCGGTACCCCCTGTCGTGTATGCAAAATTCTCCGTTGATCCCAGTGTTGGCATCAGGTCTCCGCCGCCGATGAATAAGTGCTTTGTCCTTGTTTGCCGCGCCGCGAGGTCGGCGGACTCTGCAACGAAATCCGCCGTGTCCATGCTGCCATCCATCGGCACGGTGGCAAATGTGCAGTTTTCCCGGTCGTCCGTGAGCGTGATCACTCCGCCGGTCGTGATTGAGGCCGTCGCCAAGGGAATGTCATAAATTCCACCCGGAGGGGACTGGATCATGCTGGGAACGCCGCCGCCCTCCGTTCCCGTGATTACCGTGATGCGGGCCGTCTGGGCCGACCAGTCCCTCCGCACGACGATTCGGTCTTTGCGCGTGTCGTAGGAAGGTGTAGGGATTGCCACGTTCAAGGATGCGGTGTTTTCATAGTACAGGCCATAGATCACGGCTGCCCCGGTGTCTACGGCGACGGGCGATGCGGCTCCTGTCACGGCCAGCTCGTTGGCCCAGCCCTTCAGGACGCCCCGATTGCCCGTCCCGTTTAAAACGGACCGCAAGAACACGTCCACGAAGGGACTCGTCGTCTCGTCCACGGCAAGGTTGTACGGGGCGTCGTTCGCATCGCCCAGGGCCACCCCGTTCCAAAAATAACTCTTTTGGGTCATTCGTTACATCCCTAGCACTTCCAGGTACCAGCACACGCCCAGCGTCGTGACGCCGTTCGATACGTTGTCCAGCCCCTCGAAGCTCAAAACGTTAGAGCCTGGTGCAAGCGTGAACGTTCCGAAGTCACCGCCGACGTGAACGATCAAGTCGTTGCCCGCGCCATTTGTCACGGTCTTTTCCTTCACATCCAACGTCACGACCTCCGCAGCCGCGATTTGGTATCCATCCCATGTGATCACGTCACCCGTCGCCGCGTTAGACAGCGTCCAGTCGTCCACCGGCCCCGTGATCGTTATGACTGGCTTGACCTCCCATGTCCCGTCATTGACGCACGTCAGGGTCGCCGTGCCCGACGTGCAACCCAGCGTGAACGGGCCGCTGAAAGGCAGCGTCAACGTACTGACCAGGGAGAACGTGCTGGTCTCCATGCACGTTCTCCCTGCGGCGTCCCTCGTCTCCCCAGCGTCCAGGGGAGACGTAAGCCATTTCCATGCCGGGTCATAAAAGGTGATCTGGCTCGCCCCCTCGATCTGGAACGGATCATCCATGTCAGTCGCGCTCAGTTCATAACCCGCCGTGAGCCACCCGTTCTGCAGCTCGTAGACGTGTCCGTCATAACGCCGCAGCCGCAGCTTTAGCGGAGCATTAAGGGGGCTGAACATCTCCACATTTGCCATCCTGCGGTCCCAGTAGTCGTCCCGGCTGCACCCTTTGAGCAGGAGTCCTAGGTTCACCACGCGGGGCTTTATGGCATAGCCCCAGTGGCTTTCCCCGACCTGGAACGGTGCCCTCGTCGTCCAGTGCCGGACGGGCGGCATCCCCAGGCCGCTGATCGCCGTCTCGTGGCGATTTGGAAATTCCAACGTGAACAAGTTTCCGTTGGCGTCTTCCAGGACGAATTCTACATGTTTCAGTAGCGTCATCTCAGCATCATGTCGTACAGCGCCATGTCATCCCGGAGCGAATTTTCGCTCTGGTTGCGATATTGCGCCGTTATGTTCAAATTGCGCATGTTGTTGATTGTTGTATTCGTCGCAGATGGAGGCGTTGAAGGCAGAGCGGGAGCGGCAACCTTCATCCCGCTTAGGTCGCCGATCATGTCCGTTAATGCCGCGTTGAAGCCAGACCTGTCAAGCCCGGCGATCATCTCTTGCCCAATGCGCTCTGTCCATCGGGAAGGGCTATGAACTTCGAGTGTGGAATTGACTTCTTCCCGATATTTCTTCCATTGTTCCAGCATCCCGCCGGGGCCGAACAGGTGAGCCTGAAGGTCCGACCGCTGGATGCGGTATGCGGACGCCAA